CGTGAAAAATTTAAAGAAAAGGTTGATGACTCGACTGTACTCAATGTCGAAGGAAGACCCAACGAAGGGGATTTAATATGGTTTCCTATAACTAAACATCTATTTGAAATTATGTTTGTAGAAGTTGAAAAACCCTTCTACCAATTAGGAAAAGGATATGTATGGGAATGTCAATGTGAACTCTTTGAATACAGTGATGAGGAAATTGATACTGGTATTGCTGCTCTTGATGCTATAGAGACCAACTTCGCTAATGCTATTACAGTTGGTCTTGTTGCTGGTGGATCAGGAGACTTTACTGTAGGTGAAACTGTAACTGGTGGAACATCTAATGTTACTGCTGAAGTTAAGTCTTGGGATTCTGGTACAAGGACACTTATTGTTATTAATCGCTCTGGTACTTTCCAAGTGCCTGAGACATTGACAGGTGGTACTTCAAGTGCATCTTGGACAACTGCTACATATAATACGATAGATAATAAAAATATTGCCTACGATCAAAATAATGATTTTGAAACTGCTGACAATGATATTATCGACTTCTCTGAATCTAATCCATTCGGTACTGTTGGCTCAATTACTGATACTACAATCTAATGTTAGGAACTTATAGTTATCACGAAATATTTCGTAAGACCATTGTTGCTTTTGGTACAATGTTTAATAACATTGAGCTAAGGCGACAAGATGAGGTTATGAAGGTACCATTGGCATATGGTCCTAAACAGAAATTTTTAGCAAGATTAGATCAGAATCCAGATCCAACTAATAAGAGAGTGCAGATTACTTTACCTAGAATCTCATTTGAGATTAACGGTATGACATATGATGCACAAAGAAAGGTATCTCCAACTCAAAAGATTAAGATAGCAACTAATAGTGATAATTCAAAATCTAAGATGGCATTTATGCCAGTCCCATATAACATTGGATTTGAATTAGCAATCATATCAAAAAATCAAGATGATGGATTACAGATTATTGAGCAGATACTTCCTAATTTCCAACCTCATTATAATTTGTCAATTAAGTTATTAACTGAGATGAATGAGACAAAGGATGTTCCTGTTGTTTTGAATAGTATTGATTATGAAGATACATATGAAGGTGAGTTTGCTACTAGACGAGCAATCATTTATACTTTAAGTTTTACTGCTAAGACTTACCTATACGGTCCTATTACTGAAAGCAAGATCATCAAGAAAACTATTACTGACATGTATGCAAATACTAATGTTGGTACTGCACCAAGAGATGTCAGGTATACAATTCAACCAGATCCTGTTACAGCAGATGCTGATGATGATTTCGGATTTGGTATTGTCGATGAAGACTTTACAGATAATAAGAAACGTAATCCTGTAAGTGGTCAAGATGAGGATATTACATAATGAGTGCATACGATGGTTTAGACGATGTTTTTAATGTGGATCGACCTTCTGAAATAAAGAAGATCGAAAAACCATCATTGAAAAAATCTGAAGAAGGAGATGTAAGACAGGACTATGAGATTAGTCGTGCTCAACTACATAATCTTGTAATGAAAGGACAGGAGGCTGTAGATGGCATACTTGACGTTGCGAGAGCAAGCGATCATCCAAGAGCTTATGAGGTGGCAGGGCAACTTATTAAAAACGTCGGGGATGTAGCAGATAAGTTAATTGACCTTCAAGGTAAGATGAAGGAGCTCGATAAAGAAGATAAGAAAGGTCCATCAACTGTTAACAATACAATGTTTGTTGGTAGTACAGCAGACTTACAAAAGATGCTTAAGAAGCAAAAAGAGATAAATAATAACGACATGAAATAACACGACATGACAGTTCTTAATGTATTAAGTACCAATACGGTAGCAGCAGGTGCTTCCGAATATCAAACGGTACAAACAGGATATTATAGAGTTGGTTCTACAGCAGGTGCTGCTACTGTTTCTTTTAACGGTGGTCCTGCAATAACTCTAGTGCAGAATGAATTCATTCTTATTAAGGGTGGCAAACCTGGACAAGCAAAAATAGTTAAGGGTGTTGCTGATGCAACTGCTGACTACTACGTTGGTGAGCATGTATATGATACATCTGCAAACCATCCATTCTCTGTAGGAGATTATATTGCAATCGTAGATGATAGCACTTCTCCAGCTATCAATGCTGCTTTCTTATCTGCTGGTACTGCTGGTAAAAAGATTACTGCAATAGATGTACATAACAATATTTTATCAACAGATATTGACTCTTCTTCAACATCTACTTACACTTGGTCATCTGGTCCTAAAGCAAGAATAGCACGTGCTGTTAAAATTACTGCAGCAACAAGTGCAGTGATAGTAGAAGAAGTCCAAGTAGTAGGTGGATAATGGCAAGACCTAAACCTAAAGGTTTCGGATCCGATATAAAGTCTCCTGTTAATCAGGAGGCTGAAAGGATTGTACGTGGTATGAAACGTAAAAGTGCCCATAGGTTTAAGGAGCTTTATGGTAAGAGAGATAGAGAAGTAATGTATGCAACAGCGAATAAGTTGGCAACAAAAGAACAAATTAAGATGCCACCAACCTATTTGCAGATAATGGAAAAATTAAGAAAGTCTAAATGATATAAATATTAATACTTAAATCAACAACTTGCTGTGGGATTTTGGCAGGGAGGTTTAAGAGAAGCATTTTAAAATTTAAATGACCGACAGATCTATTGAGTCCGAACTCAAAGAGGTACAGAAAAAACTTAATGATATTGAAAAAAAGCAAGAGATGATGAACAAGTTGTACCAGATGGAACGGGATAAAAAAACAAAAATGGGGGAAAGACCATCAACACATGTGCATGAGATGATGTAACAATACATAGTATGTACTTGACACCAGTGTTATAATACATCTAGTGTATGTTTCAATATGACAGAAGAGAAGATCCGAGAGATTCTTCCTCACCTGTGTTACACAAAGGAAGAAGTTGATTTACTAATTAAAGCTGCAGTTGATGAAGCAAGAGCAATTGATGAAGCATCAATGGCAAAGCATAATCGTGATGCAACAATAATTAGTATGATTCTTGGATTCACATGTCTAGCATTATTTTTAGATGGACTACTTCGTATACTTGGTATCATTCCACCATTCATGGATATTGATGTTAATGTCATCGATCAGATTGTGGATAAGGTTGAGCAAGATGTAATACCGCAGGTAGAAAAGTACAAAAGTTATATACCAAAAATTTAACCATGCCTCAAATTACTTTAAAACTTTCTGATGGTTCTGAGTCTACAATTACATGTGATGAGGACACTTATATTTTAGATGCAGCAGAAGAAGAGGGTATTGATCTTCCTTATTCTTGTCGTGCTGGTGCTTGCTCAACATGTGTAGGAAAAGTTATTAGTGGTAGTATAGATCAAAGTGGTCAATCATATCTTGATGATGAACAAATGGAGGAAGGATTCGCTATGTTATGTGTTACAACACCTGAGTCGGATTGCGTTATCCAGACTGAGGTAGAGGATGAACTTTGATATAAGTTACAATATTGAAAAAGTAGAAATGCCAATCTTTCAGACCATGTGGACTGAAAGATTAGATAAAATTAAGAAAGATATTCTTGATCATAAGAAAGAATTTCCAGAAACAACCCCAGACAAGAATCTCTTTTGTAATTGGAGATCTAATTGGAATATTCATCATACTGATTCTAGATTTGTATCAGTTAGTGATTTCTTTGAGATGTTTGCTCAGGAACTTGGAGAAAAATTCTTAGGAAGTTATGGTACTTATCATACTGTAGATATGTGGGCAATGACATATGAGGGAAATGAAGGAGCAAAACCTCACTGTCATTACCCATCAACTTTGTCAATTGTTTTTTACATAGATGTTGAGGAAAATGCAGCACCGATTTGTTTTGGTGATAGTTGTTGTAAGGTGGAGAATGGATTAATTATAGCATTTCCATCTTCATGTATTCATCGGGTTCCTGATAATTATGAAGGAAAAAGAATTTGTATTTCTGCTAATTTAGATCATATACCTCCACCATGAATTGTAAAACATGTCCTGTGTGTAAAGCAGGTTGGATAGACGATCAATTATATTGGACTACTGGAAAAATTGGATGTCCACATGACCTTGCTGGACTAATTTGCAATTCAATAAATCGTGATGAATGTATCAATCCTTGCAAGGGTTCTACTAGTGGAATGACTTGGAAACACAGGGAAGCTTATATGTCTGACTTTGAAGACCGAATGGGTTTTAATACTTAGTTGGGCATCTAAATACATGTACATATGGGATTGAAAGATCATGCCCCAGAAACATTATACCATAGGGTATCATGATGCTCAGATGCATCATATGGAAATTTGCGAATACGCAAAAGATTCCTACGAAGCAATTCAACACAGTAAAGAGGATGTGCCTTATTTAAAAGAGCATCCTCATTTTATTGATTACTGTACAAACGAATCTGCATTAGATAGCATATATGGTGCTATGGCTGCAGGTATACCAATGGGTCATTAATGAAAACAATTACAAAATACAAACACGAAATTATGTGGTGGATGAGCAGACTTACAATAATGATGACATCGTTATTTCTTTCTTTTACTTTAGCAGCTAGTGCATACGCTGCAGATATACAAATGGGTGCAGGAGGCAATCTAGTCTTTGAACCTAATGAACTTACAGTTAGTGTTGGTGATACAGTTACATTTGTGAATGGTGATTTGCCACCTCACAATGTGGTTTTCTTAGGACATGAAGAACTATCACATCCTGATCTAGCATTCATGAGTGGAGAGCAATTCCCTGTTACTTTTGATAAGGCAGGTGAATATGAATTCCAATGTGAGCCTCATGCTGGTGCTGGTATGAAGGGGGTTATTCACGTTGAGTGAAGTAGTATGGTCAATTAATATCATGATTGCTATCCTACTCGTAGCAGTAGGTATAGTAATCTACTATATATTCATGTACGATGAATTTTGGCCAAATGGGAGCGATGACACCACCGTCACGGAAGAGTTGCTACAACTTCCGAGTGACGAAAATAGACAAGGTACTTGATGGCGATACTATTGACGTTACCATTGATCTTGGGTTTGATCTATA